TGGCCTCTTCGGCTTCCTGGGCCGCCTTCGCCAACGGTTCGACCTCGCGCAGTTTGGTGCGATAGCCCGCCGACTCCTTGCGGAGCTTGGCGATTTCGGCCTCATACTGTTCGGGCGAGCGGCCCGGTTTGGATTCATCAACGGGCGGCTGGTCGCCGTTGGACGGTGGCTCTGCCGGTGCTGGCGGCTCGACAAACTGCGGCGCGTCGGGAACTTCGGACATCGATACCCTCCTGGGGTGATAGCCCCACCTGGGGACTTGTTGTTGGTGCTACTAACGCGTAGCGTGTGCGACATGAAGCTCGCGTGGATGGTGGCCCTGGCGACCGGTGTGCTACCGGTGGCGTTCGTGGCGATGTTGATCTTGGGTACGGCGTTCGGTACGCCAACGACCGTCGGGATCAGCCTGCTCGTCGTGCTGCCGTCGCTCATCGGGATCGTCGGCCTGGCCGTGTCGATGTACCGCGAGAGCGCCAGAAAGGTCCGCGGACAGGTCATCGCCCGCGCCGAATACGAACATCAGGCACTCATGCGCGGCGATACGCGTACCGGGATGTACGGACGCTGGCAGCCACCGCGGCTTTAAGCTGGCGCCCAATCAGTTCGGTGTAATACGGCGGGATCGCCTCGGCGAGTTCCTCGCGATTCGTCCAGTCGATGTCCATGATGTCGCGGGCGTGCGTGATCGGAGCGATGTGCCCGGCCACGCTCATCACAGTCCCCGGCGTCCAATGTCCCGCTCGCGAAACAGGTTTCACGTGCGCGGGGTGTGCCGGCTCGAGCAGGTCCACGCTGGACTCGAACAGCCGGTGCCGATATAGCTCGCGGCCAAACATCGTCCCGCACAGCGTGATCGGATCTTTCAGCGGTGCGCCGGGCACGTTCTCGATAACCCACGGCAGTCCAGAATCGATCAGCATCTCGCGGGTGGGCGCGATCAGATCGGGGTACTCACTAGCCAAGCCGGGGCGACACCCGGTCATCTTGGAATGCCGCTGACACGGTGGCGAGGCGTGCACAGCGTCGAAGCTGGCAGGGTTCTGCCAGCGGAGATATTCGAGCGCGTCACCACGGATGAAGTCGAACGGGTAATTGGGCTGGTCGACAAGGTCGACGCCGACGATGTCGAACCCGGCGCGGTAGTAGCCCATCGCGGCCCCGCCCGCCCCGCAGAACAGGTCGAGCAGCACCGGGCGCATTAGGCGGCCTGTGACGGTCCCAGCGAGTCGGCGAGGTACTGCCCGGTCTCCCCGGCACGAACCTGGCGGTCCCACTCCCGGCGGAACTTCAACCGGGCAGCATGACCGGATGCCTTACCGCCCGTGTCCTGCCACAGGTTTTCGAGCTTCTCGAAGGCGTCCCGGCCTTCCCACGTTCCCCAACTGGTCACCAGAACGGCGATGCAGTCGCACACGCCGCCAACCAGAGCGCCACGCTTGTCGATGTAGGGTTTGTGGTATGCGTCTAAAGGGTTGCCGCCCCGGCCAATTGCCGTCTCCCGGCTCTTGTACACCGGGCCGCGGGAGGCGAGCATCGCGCAGAAGGAGCAGGAGTAGGCGCCGACCAACATCCGCGCCCAACCCACATTCTCCAGATCCTCGTCCTCGCCGACCTCTTGGATCAGTTCCCGAGCGGGCTCCTGCGCAACACGGGCGACGGTGCCCTCCACCGCTTTTCGCGCCACCTCGATGACGCGGGTGTCGCGGCGATTGCTCTCGGTCAGCGGCTCGTCTTCAATGCGCAGATCGTGCGCGATCTCGGTGATGGTGTTGTTCAACGCTTCCAGTGGATAGTGCCGCGGGGGTGAGATGCGGGTCGGCGGCAGCCGCTGGGTGTTGAGGTAGGCCAAGCCCACGTTGTAGTTGCGTTGCCGCGCCAGCACCACCGGGCGGTAAAGCTGCAGCGCCATCTGGGCGATCTGCGGGTCGGTGACCGGCACGCCGCGGGCGTGGAACAGGGCGCGGATCTTTTTCAGCAGCGGACGCAGCGCCTTATCCTGAAGGCGCCGAAACTGTTTCGCGTTCATTTAGGCAGGCGGCGGCGGCTGGTTAGCGGGCGGTGGTGGCTGTGCGCCAGGACGCGGCTGCTGCTGGCCGCCGGGCGGGAGTTGGGGCGGCATCGCTTCCAACTCCTCCTGCTCTTTGTCGCGGATCTCCTTGGCGCGGTCCACCCACTCCTTGGTGGCGCCGGGCACCATCTCCCAGGCCAACTCGTCGGGCAGCCCGAGCCCGGTGGTCAGCTTCACCAGGCCGTCGACCTGCTGAGCGAAGCTGCGCGCCGTCGCGTCGAGCCACTTCACCTCGGCGCCGTAATCCATCGACGCCTTCTTGTCCCCGGTGATGTGGGCGCAGGTCCGCATCAACTGCTCGAAGGACTCGCCGAGCGCGGTTTGGATTTCGGCGGTCTTGCGGTCTTTACCGGCTTCCAAACCGGCCAGGGTGGCCTCGGAGATGTTCACCAGGGCGTCGACACCCAGGTTCTGCGCCGGGGTCTGGGAGATCGCGGCGACGTCGCGGATCGCGGACTGCTTGGACTCGATGTAGCCCTTGATGTCGCCGGGATCGAACTGGCCGACCTTGACGTCCTTGCTGGAGAAGTACCAGACGTCCCCGGCGGCCATCATCAGCGCCTCTTCGTTGTTCTGAGGCCGCCATCCGGCCACCCAGCGTTGCGCGAACGCGGTGAAATACTGGCTCGCTGACATCTCGTAGGTGGTCTCGTCAATGCGGGCCTGGACGTTGATCAGCGGCTCGATGATGCCGTACTGCTCCTCGCCGTTGAGCAGCCAGCGGTCGCGGTAGCGGATCACCGGGCACACCCCGACGTCGTGGGGACGACCCTCGATGTACTCGAAGTTGTGGGGGCCGCTGTACAACTGCTCTTTCCAGCCCAGCGCCGACTCGGGCACCTGCTTCACCCCGATGAAATGCACCTTGTCTTCGTCGTACAGCCGGATCGCGGCGTCCTTGATCTCCAACGCCACAATCGGCCAGTCGTCATCAACCGGTGTCTCGCCGGGCACCCATTCGATGGGCTCGCCGTACAGGCACGTCATCTGCCGCGGGGACAGGCAGCGGATAAACGCGCCCTTCTGCGGGTCTGTCGGGTGCAGGCTGGGCAGCACCGTGGTGTAGGAGACGCCGTACTGCAGCACCGAGCGCACCAGGCCGGTCTGGCGGGCCACCATTTTGTTGCGCTGCCACCACTCCCACGGCCCGGCAGTCTCCTTGGTGGACGACGAGAGGTAGTTGTCGACTTTCATCGACTGGGCGAACACATCCAAAACCAGTGGCAGGAAGTTGGTTTGGGAGCGCCACTTCATCCCGATACTGGGCTCCTCGGAGTGCCCGGCGGCGTTGAGCCGCCAGGCCGCCGACTCCTCGGTCCACGGTTTGAGCGCCTCGTTGATGCGGTCCAGCCGTTCGGCCTCATACGCCCGCGGACCCGCCATGATGTAGCGAGCGGCGTCCAGTGCCTGGTACTTGTTCACCGATCACCACCTTCTGACTGCGAACGCTTCACTGGGTTCCTCCGGCTGTGTGGCCGCGAGTGCGAGGCGGTAGACCATTCGGGCACCGATCACGCAGACGCAGGCGTCAATCTTGTTGGGCGAGTTGGGCGTTTCCTTCTTCACCGAGATCGCGCCGTTCCACCGGGTTTCGTACTTGTGTGCGTTGCCGACGTGGCGCTGCACCACGGCGTTGCCGTCGTGATAGAACATGCCCTCCAGAATTTCGGTGGCGACCAACTCGGCGGCCAGGGCGAATTCGCGGGAGTGGCTGCGCATATCCCACGCAATCGCCTCGGGCATCTTGCCGCCCGCCATCGCCCACAACTGCAGATCCTCGGCCCAGCGTTCGGGCCAGGTCTGCTTGGCGAAGCCCTCCCACTCCTTCACGTCGGCGAAGAACCCGACCACGTCGAAGAATTCGAACGTCGCACTGAGCCGGTTGTCGATCTCCTCGGCGTTGACCGGCACCTCATCGACGGGCTCCCACACCCCGACGGTGAACACGTAGCCGTCATCCATCGCGCAGCCGACAATCGCCGTCGCGTCACGGGTCTTGGAACCGTCGAAAAACAGGCACACCCGCTCGCCCTCGATCAATTCCCTAGGACGTGCAAGTTTCTGCCAGTTCTGCGGGTCGCACCAGGCGTCCTCGGTGACCACCGGCCAGTTCAGGTACTTGCGCTTCGAGTCGTCGGGGCGCGAAGACTTATGCCAGATCCGCGTCATGATGGCGCGGATGTCCTGGTTGCCTTTCCAGGTGCAGTCGGCGTAAACAAACCGCAGCGCCTCCTCAAGTGACACCGGGTCCGACATGTCGGTTTCCGGCGGAGCCACCACTGCGTCGTAGAGGATCAACGAACCCGATTTAGTTGTGCCACAGTCGATTAGGTCTTCTTCCTGGCCGATCCAGGTCTCCCACGTCTTCTGGGCCTGCGAGCCAGCGTCGGGCTTCCACGCATTCGAGGTCTCGATCATGCGGGACGCCGACTTCGACAGGTTGTCAGCGAGGGTGTTCATGAACTCCGAACCCTCGGGGCCGAGCCACCACTCGGTCTCGTCGCCGACAATGAACGTCGACTCCGCGCCCTCAGCGGTCTTCGCCGACGACGTCATCACCGCCAGTTCGCCGTCGGGGCTGTAGTACCGGGTGAGGCCGGGGTCCAGGTGGTAATCGGCGACCAGGCGCGACTTGTTCGGCGCGAACGCCCGCACCATCCGCATGGTGTGCCGGGTTTGATCTTCAGAAACCGCCGCGATCTGCACCAGCGGCATCGACACCCGTCGACCGACACACCCGCCGTCGGCGTCAGGGTCAAAGTCGTAGAGGCGTAT